AAAGTGTCTACGTGGATTAGATTCGTGTGCAACGTCACTGATAACAACAGTATCAAAACAGTATTCATGCATCTTGGAATCAATACTGTCTTTAAGATATGCAAACGTACCCGAATCAGTAATGAGACAGGTACTATTGTTTTTCATATTTCGTTTTACGTGTGCGGCTGCAAAGTGTGCTAATTTAACATAATCAATCTTGTTGTTGTTATATGCAAAGAAGCATGTGCCTTTTTCTTCTTCGCTCATTACCAATCCATAAGTTTCTTAATGTTTCTTGCTTTTTTTAGCTTATCCATTTGTACTTTGTATTCATTAACACCCTCGCTGTAGGCACTAATAAGTAATTCCATAAACTCGTCTAAGTTAGGTATTTCAATAGGGTTTTCTTTAGTATCAAGAATAACACCCTTTGCTTTTCCTTGTTGTATTAACGCCTGTACAAAGCTAATAGTTACCGGATTAGCTTTGAAGGAACCTCCTTCATGATGCACAAGTTGCAGTGTTTGCATACGTGCAATAATGTTTTTCTTTTGATTACTTAACGTTGTGCGATAGTTTCCGAATTCCAGCGCTCTTTCAAGTCTCTCATCCATATGAGTTTCTCCTATAGTTATATGCTAGTATAATTATTTATCGGTAAAAAGTCAAGTGTTTTTTTAGCCATCATCTGCGGTTTGCAGATTATTCACTATTGAAAACACTGGATCAGGGGTGACATCAAAGGTCGCATCGTTTTTTGTGATAACATCTGGCATTAGATAACTACATGTTGCTTCTAGTTGTCCATCAGTAACTTGAGCAAATGCTGTGTCGTCTAATGTAATTTTAAAATCTACATCTTTACCGTTATCTGCCCATTTTCCATACAATTTCATATAACGGTTAGCGTAACCGCCATATCCGTACCCGTAGCCGTATCCATATCCATATCCATATGCACTACCTGCATCTCCCAGTGGAAGTTGGCTTTCAAATGCATTTTCATGTACATACAAGCCTGCTTGTTGATACCCGTAACCATATCCATAACCAGTTGGCGGTGCAGTAACACCACTACTAGTAAACAATAGTTGATATGTGTTGGTTAAATCATAAAAACCTTTGCCTTCACTAGTACCTTGTGTAATACTACTACTCTGAAATGTATTATCCCATGTAAAGCTCAATACACCAATTTCATTAATAATGTCTGCCCAGTTGTAATAACCAGCAGTACTACCTCCAGACATTTCCATGTTTAAGCGTAATTGCCCACCACTATTAAAAAAGTAACGAGCATGGTTATAGCTATCAAATGTCCATTTGTGTTCGCCAATTATCTGGTCTTGCCATAATGCAGTACGCTCATATGGCTGAGCTGGGTTTGCAATATATGAGTTAGCATTTGTTGGATCAATAGTAAGGTGTGTTCCAGCATTTATTATACTGTTTAATAATTTTGATTCAACAATGTTAAGGTCTTCTGCACGTATTAGTGTTCTAGCTAGTACGTCTGTACGATTAGACGGAACACTAAAAACTAAAATAGTATCGTTAATATTAACATGATCCACCATAACGTTAGTGCGGTTAATCATACTTTGTAGTCGTTCAGCAGTAATCAGTGTACCATTAACAAGTGCATCTTCTATATTAACAGCTCCCCAACCAAATTTATGGTCAGATCTGTCAGCATCAGTGACAAGCACTGCGGAATATTTGTCACCAAAAATTTTGTTGACAAGTTCTGCAACTGTGTTATATTCACTGGCTAGTACTACTGTACCTGCTGATACCGCCATGTTACTTTGCTCCTACTACTACTTCGATTAAACCTTCACCGTCATCGGTTTTATCTGCAAGAGCTCTCCCAATAATAATTCTATAATCTAATATATCCGTCATATGCGCTGCTTCAGCATGTCCGGCGACCAAACTAGTAACCATTCTATCGCCCTTTTTAATAATTCCAACTACTTTACAAGGTACACGCCCTGCTAATGCCACAAACGGATGTGTATCATCACTACCAGCTGCACTATTCATTTCAAATCCTGGTGCTGTAGATATAATACCAAATACTTCAGGATCACCATGGTTATAAGTTTGTGTAATTTCTTTCATTCCACCAATTCTTACTACTGTACCTGGTTCATATACTTCGTCTGATTCATAACGCTCTGCAAGGTCAGCATATTCAGCACTTGTGGCAATGCCTCTAAACTTAAAATTAGTTGTTGTATTCATGTTTACGCCAGACTGGATAACTGGAAATTGTGTACTTAATTCAGTTACACCATCTTCCAAATATTCTGTTGACGCAGGTGTCCAAGCGACAGTGTCATCTACAAGTATAGTAACAATAACACTATCAACAATATTTTCTATAGTATAGTGCGAAACTCCATTGGTGTCAAGCCTTACTCTTACTTCCATTCTAGTATTACCAGCTGGTGATCCAATGGTATACCACTTGCCACTCTCGTATATTTTTAAGTAGCTTTCACTTGTGTCGTACCAAAGTTGTCCCTCAGTTGGGTTTTCTGGTGCAGTTGTTCCTGCAAAATTTTCTAATAAGTGTAATAAGTCTTCATTAAGATACTCACCAAACCTATTATAGTTCTTACCTATTAGTTTTAAACTAGTACTTGTATCAACAGTAGCGTCATTTACTACTATTGGTGTCTTACCAGTCTCTGAATAATTTACTGTATATGGCATGTCTTTTCCTTAAACGTCACTATACGATGTTCGTAGTCTGAGCGTATATATAACTTGTATTTTTCTATTGGCACTTTTTTGTACTGGATGGAAAATTACATGTGTTAACAAATCATCATTAGCACTGTACAGTGCTAGTTCGTCAAATACATATGTTCCGTCCATGTTGGTTGCAGTGTCTGTAGCATCTTGTCCACTAGGTTCACCATAGTCTAATGTACATGTTACAATTACATCGCTAAACAAATTTGTAGCAGTATGTGATACTTCTACACTATTTAATGCTGATCCTGTAACTGCTTCATCTACTGCCTTGCTAAACGTTTGGTTGTATAGTGCACCAGTTGACAACGTTGTATTAGTAGCTTTGTATGTTACTGCACCTACTCCGTCAATTGTTGTACCAGCATTACCAAACTTCATCGTACCAATGTGATGAGATCCAGTTGCACCAGCTTCGTTTGCTAATAGATTAGCAAGAGCTACGCTCATATTTTCAAAGTTGATAGCATTGCGGCGGCGAGTAAATACATCGCCGTTTTCGGGATCCCATATTGTAATGTGACCTTCTACGCCTATCATTGTTTTTTCAATTTTATTAACACTCATGATTCTTTTCCATTTATAATATTTATATCGATCCTGAACCCGCATTTCTAATGAAAGCATGTTCTGTAGAAGTACCTGCATCGGCAAGGCTTACACCACTATCGTTATAGGCTAGTCTTAAATTATCACCATAATGACCAAAATTATCTAGTATTGGTACACGTGGTTCGTAATTAACTACGGCATTTATGGCATGTGCTTGTGCACTCGTGCCTCTTGTTCCTCTTGTGCAATATCTCAAGTTGCCGCCCTCGTATGCACCATATTCTATTCTTTCAGTTCCTATCCAAACAACTCCGCCGCCTGCTGGCATATTTGCAAAAATTTGATTTAGCGAAATTGTAGTATCAGTTGCAGTACAACCTTGAGCTAAGAATGTTTTAGTTGCATCAACAATAACTGAACTCTCGTACAAGCGATATGTTTCCCAAATATTCATACGGAACGAGCGTGTATCGCTACCAACACCCCAGTTTGAAGCAAACGAAAGTCTTACGTCCCAGTAGTTGGACATTCCATTTGGTGAGAAGTTAACTGCCGTACTTGCATCATATTCAACAAACACACCTGTTTTACCGCCGTCTACTACCAGCAACGGAGTAAGATCTTTCGATGTTAGTACTGTACTAGTTGCGTAGTTTGGACTGTCAGCACCACCAAATTCGCCAACTCTAAATGTTGATCCATCGTCAAAGCTAATGTCGATATATTCGGCATTGGTTGCAAAATCGCCTCTGAATTCACACTTCGTAAGACTTGCATTATCAGGCACTCCACCCATCATTGTTTCTAAATCAACAAATCGGCGTACTAGAGCATTACTTGTTGTTCCAGTTGTATAAGCGGCTGTACGTACTTTGTCAGTTTGTACTAGTATGCTGATGTTCTCGTGAACATCCATTGGTAAAAATTCTGCTCCCCAACCTTCTTCAGTTGACTGTTGGAATATATTGGCATCGTATATGTACTCAATGTCGCCATCAACTGTAGTAAATGTTATTGCATCAACATTGTCAGGTGCAGTAGTAAATGTACCACCTTCAAGTACAGTGTCTCCTGCCCATATTCTTGTGCTACGATGATCTTCATACTTCATTGTGATATCTGTCTTACGATCATTATCGTCTATTTCGGTCGTCCAAGATTCTGCAAACGTATTACGGTCTGCTGTACTGTGTAACTTGGTATGGAAAGGCTTGATTGTATTAAAGAAGTCTTCAATAACATTTACACTATAGTTTCCATATCGTTTTTTAGCTGTTAGTAGCGGATGATCTACATTTAATTTTACAAACGTAGTTTTAAATGCAAAGTCATCAGCAGCATTATCTGCAATTGACTGATACAAACACTTAAACCATAGTTTGTTATATTTAACTTTGTGTTTACCTACAAAAATGCGATTACGTAAACCATCAAATATGTTACTTAGTATTCCATCAACAGCGTTATCAAATCCGTCAGTATCAAATCCACCTAGATCAAATCCTAATCCAAACTTTTCATTGTTCCAAAGTTCTTCGCTTAAACGTATAGCACCTTTAACTTTGTATTCTAGTACCCACTCATTATTGATACGTGAATAAATTTCTGGTCTATTAACACCATCATTGTGTATAACTGTGTTTATTTTTAATGTATCGCCATTTTTATATATAAACGGAACACCCAACTCTCCCATTAACTCTGTACGATCATTTGCAACGTACTTTGGTTCAATTGCTGTATTGTATTCGTATGTTAGGCTGTCATTATTATCATATGTTCGACGTACATAGTCAGTGTACCCCCAGTAAGGCGACACATCATATGTCACTTCGCCTTCAACATATGTCTTATTCATAACTGTTTCCCAATTGTCTATAGGACTTCCAGCTAATGGAATGTCAGCTAGTAAATTGTTAGCAGTTTCAACAAAGTTTTGTCTTGCGATTAGTATATTTCTAAACAAGCTCTGTCTTGGACGTATAAGATGACCATAACGAGCATATTCGTGTAAGTTTAAGTCAGGCAATGCATGTGGACGCAGTACGTCAATATCAGATTCTGGTGTGCCTTCTGGTAATGAGTAATCATAAATTCTAGCCCACAACTCCATGCCTGTGTCTAAACTAGGCTGGTTACCAGTATTTCCTTCTACTAAACAAATGTAAAATAAGTTGCCTTCTTTTACAACTGCATTTAGCGGATACACTGCACTATTGTTCCAATCTGTATATGTATATCTTACAGTATGTCTATTATAACCTGTTAAACTATCACGCATTTTAATATGTAACTGTTCAGGAATAATACTTGCTGGATCATTCTCTGATAATAGTGTCCATTCACTAAGTGGCAACGCATTACTGTCAACACGTTGATTAACTTGTACAACAGTGTTGTTTGTGATAAACGAGTCAATGTTTGTCATAAGCAATTCATTATTGCCTGCCGCAGCCGCCCAACTAATATCAAATGCACTTGGATTTTCTAGTAATCTAGCTAACTGATAAGTGTTGTAATTACGATTTGACCCTGTGTTGTTTTGTTTATCTTTAACCCAAAAGTAGTAGCTTTTTTCAGTACGTTTAGTTTTACTGTTATAGAATATTTCTTCTGTCCAGTTGTAAACAACTTCATTGTCAATAATTGATGATAATGGTACACCAGTTGCTGGGCTTCCGTCAACAACGCCCTTGCGAAGTACAAGTTCTTGCCACTCTTCTGGTGGTACACTACTTCTGGTCCATTCGTATACATCAATACTTGCACCATCAAATAATCTTGCCCAATATGCTTGTTTATAATCAATACTACTTTGTTCATAGTCTACATAGATTGCGGTATTGATATCCCACCAGCGCACACCTACTTCATTACTTGTCCAAGATTTGGTATTTTCAGTAAAGCCATCAATTGAATTGTAATTATATACTGCAATATCTGCTGTTAGTGTAAAGTCTATTTCTTCATCAATGAATCCAGGTATAATTCCTTTTGCTGGATCAAATACTTCAAGCTGTGCAATTGTACTGCGTGTATATGCATCATATAGTTTAACACTTTCAACTAAGTCATTACGTGCTTGTGCAGTACTAGTTCTAACCTTGACCCAATTTCCGCCAGTGTGTCCTGTACTATTAGTAAACGAACCATTCCACGTATAAACGCCTGGCGCACCAGTTCCATCATCATCAACAAATGCATATATTGGTGATTGTAAATTATCTTGTCTAACACGCTGGAAGTTGTATTTGAATAACCCGTTTACAGTTGCGTTTGTTTGACTATTAAGTGTATTAAAATCAGGGAATCGAACATTGCGTATTGGATAAACATTACCTGCGTTTCCTTCTTCTTGGATATATTCGTCGATAAAGAAACTAGCAGTATTTGCAGAGCTTACATCTGTTACAAGATGAATACCATCAATATTTGGTACTGTGTTACTACCTGCAATTAATACATAGTCTCCAGCAGTAAAGTTATGTGTATTTACAAAGTGATCTTCAACTTTAATATTAATTAGTGCATCATCTGCATCATTATTACCAGCACATGCTTTCTGAATGTGCATACCAAAGTCCATAGTTTGATAAACACCATACCCACTTGTACTACTGTCATCATCTCCAACATTGTCTGCGACCCAAATACTAAACACATGCGGGTCATTTTCCATTTGTTGGAATACTTGGTTGCCGTCACTACCAACAAAAGCATTAAACACGTTACTTGTTTGTGTTTGTGTAGCACTAATTGTTCCTGCTGTTAGTCCTACTATACTATTAGCAGTGCCGCCACCAATAACAAGTGTACTGTTGGTACTTGTTAGTTTTAAACGATTGTTACTGTTACTAGCACCAATGCCACTAATTGCTGCATCATTAATAATATTAATGATTGAGTTTAAGTCAACACTACTACTAACAGTAGTAGTTGTAATTGGTGCATTTGTAACACCACTGCCTAGTCCAATTATACTATTAGCAGTACCACTGCCAATATAAAGTGTTTCATTGTTACTGTTAATTTGTAATACATTAAGGTTAACACCGCCTGCTTGTGCTGTAACACCACTGATGTTTGCATTGTTGATTTGATTTACAACTTGTGTTATAGTTAAATTTGGACTACTTAGGTTAATAGAACCACTACTTGTCTCAGTTTGTGAACCAATTGTACTAAACCCAACATCTGCATTTGCAGATGCAACACTAATTGTTAGTGTAAATGGATTGCTTGGTGTATTTGTTGTTTTTGTAATTGCAATACGATTTTGTGCCGTTGCAGTTGCTAATACATTTGGAATACTTTGATCATTGATTTTGTTAATAATTTCAGCTACATTATATATTTTAAATCCAGATGTGCTAATTGTATCAATAATAGTTGAATTTGAAATTACACTTGGTGAAAACGTACCTTTTACATATGTGTTCCAAGCTGCTATATATGTACCGCCACCAACTGCACTCTGTGTTGCAGTAATATCAGGTGTTGTAACTACTTCTGTTCCAGCAAGAACGTCAGCTGGAACATAACTTGTTCCACGTACTGCATTGATAATGTTTACATCGCTAGTAATTAGATTTCCAACTGCACTACTATAAGCATGACCAGCACCGTATTCTGACAATGCAAATGTAAGGTTAAATCCTGCGGCACTACTTGTATATGAAGTCCACCAAGTATTCCAGTTTGCTTCACTGTCAACAAGTAAAAACTCAGTTCTAAGATTACTAGTTGCTGTAATTCTAGCACTAGCTAATGAAGGAATGCTTCCGCCAGCACCAGCAATTGTTAGTGCATCTTCCCAAACACTTAGTGCAGAAATATTAGTTGTAGTAGATTCTAATTCATTGAATAGTATACTTTGACTTTCAATAATAAGCTCTTTAGTAGAACTACCAGTGATTGACGGGTTACTAGTATTACCAACAATACTAACATCATTATATGTTGTTGTAGTAACTGTACTATCAAAAGTAACTGTACGTGCGTTTGTACTACTTGATCCTAATATAAGTGTAGAGTTATCAGGAACAACATTACTATCACCAATATTATTTGAACCAGTAACATTGATAATACCAAACGTGGTTGTATCAGTTGTTTGTTCTAGCTCTACATCGATACCATCAATTGTAATGATTTTAGTTTCTTCATTAGCTCGTATAGATGGTAATGTTACAGTTGCAGTTATTTCAATAGGGTCGTTTGGTTTAGTTAATCCACTTGTTCCATCTGGATCAAGCATTTCCCATACACGCCCTGCATATATAACACGGTCTTTATATTTGTATGCTGTCTTATTATCCCATTGCTTAATAGTTTTCCAGTTACCATCAAACTTGTATGCTGGCTTTACTTCTTGTGGAAACTTAGCAAAATCTTCTTTGTTTAGTACACGATAATCTGTCTCAGTTAATAATGGTAATCCTGCTGTAACAAAGTCATTTGCATATATATTTTCTTGTTCAATAGTTGTGTAGTTAAACGTTTTAGGAGGTCTAGTTGTAAAGTTATTGCCTGGTATTCCGTTAACCAATAGTGGGCTATTAAAATCTACATCAATAACAATGTCACTTAGAACGTCATTTAGCTCCGTGGAGCTAAAGCGAACTGGTTGTGGATTAGTTTTAAGTAAATCTGTTGTTAGTTCAAACTCTAGTGTGTTTCTACTACGGGTGTCACCATAGTCTGCTGTACGTATTGCCCATTCTTCATGAACAGTTGCCGTACTTAGGGTACCAAATAGTCCAGTGTTGCGCATAAATGCGTTAAGAGCATGTCTTGTACCACGATATTTGCGTGAACCTTTAACAAAGTTAAACAATGTGTCGTCGTCTAAACCAACAACTTCGTTCCAAATTGGCTTGTTGTATCCAGTATTAAATCTTGCGGCGTCCACTTGCTGTTGATTGCTTAGTGTATTACCTGCACCATAATACTGATCTATTTCGTTTGCAACTGTATCAAAGTTTGGAACAACTGAGCTAGAATTTACAATATAACCTGGTGCAAATAATTTACCGTTCCAATTTTTAGTACGGCTACCTCTCCAAATAACTCTTTTGTGGCGTAGCCCAAGTGCTGGATCATAAATTAAATCATCAAAATTTGACTGATTGTCAATAATTAACATGTGTTCAATTTCCACACGATACAATCGTATACCATATATCTCTGTACCATTTTTAGCTTCAATAACAGTAACACCGTCATCCTCACCAATAACGTCACGAGTAATAGTAAGTTTGTTATTTAAAATTTGTAAGCCAGCTTTGCTAATTATATTATACTGTCCGTCAAACTTATTGTTAATATTACTAAAGTATCCGTTGTTGTTTTCAAGGATCTCTATTTTTGTTGTGTTTGGTATAGTATAATGTATATCTGTTAGTTCAGCAGTTTGTGACCAAATAACTGTTTGTGCGGCGGTACTAGCCCAACTATCTTTCCATCCTTTGCTTTGTAGATATTCTCCATAACCAATAATAAAATCGTACAAGGATTGAATATCACCAAAAATAGTATTGTAATCTAATATACTATCACTATTACTATGGTACTTGTATTTGTTAAGTTGTTGACTACCAGCAATTGTTATTACAAATCCATCATCTTTTTGTGGTTTGAAGTATGTAAAATATTCTTTAGTTGTATCATAACCAGATACTTTATATCCAGTTGCTACTTTTGTTACTTTAACTGCACCAAGGAATAGTTCTTCTTTTGGTTGACTTGTATAAAGAACAGTGCTAATATTCTCTTCTGGTATGTTAACACGGCCCTTGTCTTGACTACTTTCTAAGATAATCTCTTGGTTGTTGTTAACAAACCCACCTGCTTTGATAATAGGATTAGTACTATAATTTTTAAAACGTGTTTCAATAGTGTCAACTTTAGTTGAATTGTGCTCTGCAAAGTTAACAAGTGCATTGTTTAGTCCATCAATATAACTCTTAACATCTGATGCTAGGATAACTGTAAATTTTGTAGTACCAAGATCAGCAGGTATGATTGAAGGTGTTGTTTGATAATTGCCACCTGGGTCAACTACTGCTACACTTGTAATACTGCCACTATCAACTGTTGCTTGTAATTTTACACCGCTACCGAAGTTGCTAAACACATTAAGTTGTGGTGCTGATGAATATCCAGTACCACCGTCAACAACATTTACAAGTTCAACAATATTTTCATCGTATTCTTTGTTTGTTAATTTAGTTAACTTGTTGTTTCCAAGATCATTTGTATCACTAAACAACACCTGTACAGTATTAACATTATCAAGTTTAGTTCTTGTGTTACTACGGAAGTAATCATTTGTTATACGTAGCGGTCTTAGTTTAAGTAATGCATGAAATAATGCTATTTTATAATCACTTGATTCTCTCCAAGTGTTTTCTATAGTTCCCCAATCACCATATACAAAATCGTTAGTTGTTGTATATAATGGTGTTCCTCCTACTACATTGGCAGTATCTGGATCGTTAAGTACTCCTGCATTTGTTACAAGTGTGTCTATATCCCAATTATATGCACTGTATGCATATGTTATATTATACTTTTTAGGACTAATTGTAGGGTCACTATACTGTCCTGTTTTTAACGCTCCAATAAGTGCGGCACGTTTTGCAGCATCTGTCCAACTGTAAGACGCATCCCACCAAGTTGGTTTTTTATTGTATCCCAACATCTCCCAAGGATGTGTATCTGGACGATATGTATTGAAGTAATATGTGTATAAGCCTCTCCAGCCGCCAATGCCTGGTGCCATACTACTGTAGTTCCAAGTAAACGGGTCACTTGCTGAGTATTCTGTTGCATCATGTAATACAGTAACGTTATTACGTATTTTCCATTTGTTAAAGCTAGTATGAAGTGCATTGTTTAAATCTTCCCAAGTATTTCTATTTGGAAGACTTGCTGACGGCATTATTTCTTTGTAATCAACAATATCAATATCAGTTAAGTTATTGTATATACGAGTTTCAATTTCAAATAATACTGCATCTTGAATGTTAAAGCCAGCTACATTACGATTGTAAAGTTCATTACCTAAACGTAGTGTTCTTGATCCATCATGCCCCACAATTTCAGTTGAAGTAGCTTCAATTGCAGTTGGTTTCATTAGCCCTAATTTAACTGCACTTGGTGGAACCCAACTTGGACTAGTAACTGAAAACCATCTGACATTAAGTAAAACTTGACCATTACTGTCATATGTAACACTAGTAGTAATAGTTAATTTGTTTTGTGTAACAGTATATTCTTGGTCTTTAATAAGTGGACGCCAGATTGTATTACCGGATCCGTCATCTTCACGTATAAACACTTGTATATGATTTTTTGTATCATCATATGTGTTAACAGTTTGTGGTAAATCAAAAACAGGTGTGTCACTTGCTGTCCAACTACTGTTAAGTTCTTCAAACTCTTTAAATTTTAACATTTGACTATTGGCAAATAAATCAACACGTGATTTACCAATATTCATACTCTTTAGTGCTTCGTCTACTAGCGTAATAACACTAGCAGAACTGTTTAATGTGTTGTGTAATTGCTTACATTTTTGTATAAACTGTCGCTTAAAATTACTATAACTTTTTGTTGCAAAGTTTAAACTACTAAACAGATTTGTGTCTGTAAACATAGATGTCTGTGTTAAAAGTTCTGTTGAGTATGCTTGTTTTCTAATAGTACCGCCAAACTCATGTACTCTTGGTAAGTTTCTATAATTGTTAATACCATAAAAATCACCAATTAGACCAGGTATACCAGTTATTTGCTGTTTCATGTGATTTAGTATGTCACCAAAACTAACTTGTGATAGAACTTCATTTTGTGGATTTAGTATATGTGTATCAGCAGGTGTATCAGATCCCAGTGTGTTATCCAATGTATGCCATTCAATATCAATTAAGTCGTCAGTAGCAAGTATACCATTTGAAATAGTTACTTTGTTATTAGCTAATGTAAATGCAGTAAATGGTTCACCATTTTTTGTAATGGTTAGGTTGTCTGCAATGCTATTACTGTTTACATAAATGTATCCATATACGTTTACATCACTAACACGACGATATAAGATAACAGCATTAAAAAATGTATCTGGAACCAATAGTGTGCGCTCGTTATTAGATGGTGTGCTTAACGATATATTTTGTGCAACTGTAAATGCTGTTCCGTCTGGATTTAAAAACTCTAGATCGTATATATCAAAATTTGTAACAATATTATATGTCTTGTTTCTATCAATAAACAATCTTGGATTAAGTCCATTAACACGTATAGAATCAGAACGTGTATGTGTTTTGTTATACTGATGCACTTGCAACTTGTTTTTGCGCTCTGACCATTTAAAGGTATCGTATGACTCAATGTCTGTAGTGCCAATATCAATAACAAGTGGTTTACTTACATTAGTTGCTACGTGTTGTATATGTTGCTTAACTGGTTGTTGGTCTCTAACTTCGCTCCAGCCATTGTAATACTCATCATCTTTTTTGTAGTAGTAAAATCCTGTTATTTCGTTAGTGTTACTTGCATCGTTATTTGTTGGGCTATCAACTGAGTTAAACTCAACATAGTTATAACGTTTACTTCCAAGATCTATATCAAAACCTAGTCCTGGTGTGTTGCCGTAATCTACATAACGTGGGCTAAATCCTAGTGCAATATCTTGTTTTGTATTACTAGTACCGTAGTTAAAAATATTATCGCCTGCAAACGTACTATTTGGATATTTTGTACTATTGTCCAAAGGTGTTAGTGTTGTATCATATAAGTTAAACTTGATACCTTGACTGCGATATGATTTTTGTTGTGCATAAATCCACTCGTTACCGTCCCAGTACCATTCACTGCCACTGTAAATGTTGTTTGGATATGTTTCGCCTAATACGTTGTTGTAACCTATACGTACATTAATACCTGCTTTAACCGGTACAGTGGTTGCACTTGGTCCATAAATTTGTGTTAGCCCGGTAACTGTGCCGCCGCTGTTTACTTGTACACTATAAATGTTGTTGTTAAATCCAACTGATGAATTTAAAAACAGTATAGTATCGCCATCCGCCAAGTTACGTGCTTCAACTTTGCTCCAATATTGTGCATTTTCAACATAGCTTGGGTTTTTAGATGTAGTGTGTGTTTTAATACAGTTCCAAAAACTATCTACACCATTACTTGTGAGCTTTACACTTGATCCATATTCAAAGCCCTGGCTAGTCCAAGATGCTGTAATAGTTTGTACTGCTAAGTTCCAGTTTGTTTGTCCTATAATCTCACCAAAAGGATCAGCAACATTATCAACAATGTGTGTTACACTACCTAAACTACTAGTTGCAAAGTTATACTTTTCAATACCAGCTTTGAATTCAATAATAGGACGAACACCACGGAAATTGTCTTGTAAGTATGTCGATGCTGTAACACCAGGATGTTGATAGTCAGTGTAGTCTGCAATAATTTTAACTACATCTTCATGTATCCAGAGATTACGTCTACTCCAAACACTTTGATCTGGACTGTTTCTTTCCTCTACTACATAATCTCTACTTAATACATCATAAGATGTGAAGTCATATGTTGGGTAAGTAAAATCATAATCATCAGTATCCCATTGGCTAGGCTCTTGTGCACCATATACTGTGTCGTTAAACCAAACACGTTTTCCAAAACCATATGTTCCAGGACCTTCAAACTGCTTTGTTAGTGAGATACCAGTGCCAACACCGTCTACAATATAAGTGTGGTCTTTGTTATACTCTGAACTACCACTTGCATCTGCACCAGTAAATCGTACACGCATTCCGTTTTGGAATGCCAACTGTTTTCCATTTGACAGTGTAGGTGTTTTATAATATGGTAAGCCAATGATATCAGGAATATGAATAGGATCAGCTGCGGTTACTGGAATTGTACATACTGGTAAAAAGTCTACTAACCAAAAGTAGTGATGATGGTTGATAAACATGTCATAGTTAATTGGCAAATCAAGTGTGTAGCCTGGTTCGTTTAATATGCGGTTTACATTTGTAGTATCTACTTCATTAAACTTTAACATATCAATCAAGTCATCATATGAAATTGCTTCTATAATATTATCTTGATTGTCACGAACAACTCCCCCTGGTACAACCTGATGTTGGTCTGCACTACGGCCGTCTGTTAAAAATCTGTCACTAGTAACATCTTTATTTTTGCGATCACCTACATAGTAATTAACCGCTTCCATACTACCACTTGACATTAACTGTTCAAGTGTGCTGTTTAAAAACTTTTTGTTAACGCTTGTTTGAAAGATTGCTGGTAATAAATCTACAGTATTACGTGTTCCGACATATTCAGAACTTTCACCTGGTCTAGTAGATTTTTTAGCTACTATCGGTTTAGCATGAAACTTACTCATTTAATGTTAACTCCACTGTTTGCTGCAATTGATGTAGGATTATATGCTGTACTCTTGTTTACAGTTATATCGCCTATTGTTATTACTGGTAGGAACAGTTCATCACTGTCACTAATTATCTCAAATAATGCATTAGTACTTGCTTGGTTATCAACACTCTCAATACCAACTTGTGCAACTTGTCCAACTGTGTTGTTGTGTATATATGCTGCTAATTCAGTAAAGTAAAAAGTTTCTCCAAAGTCCCAATTATCAACATTAAAATATTGATCGATCAAACGTATTATTTCTTGTTTAATTTCAGTATCACTTAGTGTACAGTTGGTAGTTTTGGTTATGTTAAATTTAGCTTGTAGTTCACTACTTGCCAAGTTTCCAAATAATATTTTATATTTGACTGGTCTGTATATAACTTGATCACTGATTGATTTTTTGTTGTCTAAACGCTTAAACAAGTCGTTTAAACTACTGATAGTAGGCGTTTGTGGTTTAGTATAACCACGTCCGTCATATTTTGCCCACGATCTAAATAAGTTCTCATAGCTTGTTAATAGTACGTATGTATCAATAATATTAGTTGTAGCTGGGTCAATAACTTGGTTTACATCAGCAATACGACTGTATTTGCTTGACAAGTTGCCTCGGCCTGGTACAGTATTACTGCCACTGTCGTCACGTACTTCATATGTAAATCCGTCAACAGTTTTTGTACCTAAGTTAATATTTTCGTCTCCAACAATGTCATGGAAGGCGCTTGGATTAATTGGGTATCCATCATTAGTAGGACTCGACAGTGTCAACCTAATTTTATTAGGATCTGTGTAGCCGTCTGGATATGTAAAGTATCCAAATGCATTCATTGTATAATCTGTGCCAAGTGGCAAACTATTGGATGTACTTTTTGTGTTAATGCCCAATACTTTAATATTGTCTTGACTTGGTTTAAGTGTTTCGCTACTAAATGTTTCAGCAAAATTTAAGTTTGCAAAAGTAATTTGTTCATCACTACCAAATACATAACGTGTTTTACGTGTTACAATTTCCCATTGTGATGCAGTGTAGTTAAGTCTTATAATCCAACTGTTATCAAGTCCAGTACCATTAGTGTCGCCTTCGTATGTTCGATTCCAACTACTTGGATCATTGTTAGTTAAACTACTAGTAACTAAGTCACTACCATCAACTATTGCCCATTCCTGTGTTGTTGCATCGTAACGTAATCCAAAACTGTTATTGTTTGTTAATAATGTTAGGACATTTGTTTTTACTGCGCTTGTTAAATCGTTACTCCAACTTGGAATAATACGTTTAATACGTGCACCACTAGGAATAACACCACTAAGTGTAATACTGCCTCTTCCCAACATATCAATACCAGTTGGTGTACCAGTGTTATTATCAATACCCAGTCCATCATTGTAAATGCCAGTTACTCTTACCCATTGTGTGTTTGCACTTTTAACTACGGCTGTTGCTGTTGCTTGTACACTTGCTCCACCGCCGCTAAGTGTAATACTAGTTGCACTATCGTAACCTAATCCTGCATTAGTAATGGTTATACTAATTACACTGCCGCTTCCGTCAATATTTGCAGTACCAGTTGCGCCTGTTCCTGCACCAGTAATAGTAACTGTTGGTGCACTAGTATAACCTGTGCTACCATCTACAATTTTAATACTGTTGATATATCCAATTTTATAAGGTGGAGTAACAAACTCAATAATTGAGTTTATATCAATTTTGTCCATTGGTGCAATACCATTTGACTTAACTCGTTGTATAGTACTTGTATCATCAGTAAGATAGCCAGTGCTTGTATCAGCACCTTTGGTAACTTGGTTCCAACGAAATGCATCTGTTGCACTACCATTAGCATTGTAGTAAACAATGTTAGCAGTTGTATTAGTATATTGTGTTGCTGGTGCATAGGCTCCGTCTGGACCATAATACTGTCTATCATAAAAGAAGTTTTTAACTTCTGGGTTGTCTAATAGTGGCTTAATGTACCTGCTGTAAGTTTGCTCACTGTTTAAATTTGTAGGCAAACTAACTACATTACGTGCCGCAATGTCTTGTCTATATAGATAACCATCATCCAAGAACTGCATAGCATCGCTATAACTTCCAGTTGGATCATTGAAATCTCTAAATCTACTGTGTCCACTATGTACACGGTTCACGCTTTTAATTTTGCGGATATTTTCACTAACAGTTAATGGGAAGATACTGTAATCTTCTGCTGTTACTAGTCTATCCTGTGTACTAAAGAACCGGCCTGCGTTGTCTTTAATACTTTGTAAACTTTCACGTTCACTTGCATTGCTTACTCTAGATTTTAAACTTGCAGTAAACACAGCACGATACGTATTTCCATCATTGCCTGTGTAATTAAAGTTGTATGTTGTTTGTCCAAAACTTTCAGGGTTTAGTGTGTAACTACGGTTAAGACCTGTACGATACCAAACTCTAATAATACCACGTGGAATATTACCATATAGCCCGTCACCAAACACAATACTAATTTTATCATCTTCTCTGCTACTTACAGTATAGATGTTTCTAAAGTTATTGTTGAGATTATTATATATTGAGTTAAGTCCAAAAATACGATCAACTTGGCTCCAATTAGTTATTACTTGTCCAAGTTCGTCCACGTTTTGTACCCAAATGTTTCCGTTTGCAACATTTATATCGTCAATATCAAGTACAAGGTTAGGAAGTCCATCAGTGATTTCAAAGTCCCTAAATTGTAGTGTACCCTGTTTGAATCCTAAAAAGAATCCAGTGTCTGGTGAGCTAAATCCACCATTGTCATTACGGTATAGAATATCAAGGGCGCCGTAGGGATCAGGAGTTTTTTCTTGTATACGGTTTGCATTGCTGTCATAATATAAACTGTGCGCACCAAATGTACTACGTGCACCTGTAATAGTTGCACTAAATTCTGATGAAGGACTTTGTCCTGTACTAGTAGTACGATAAATTTCATTAGTGATACCGTCACGTAAACTTTTACTAAATGGTGTACCAAATTGGTTACTACCTATAAACACTGCATTCATTACTGTAATAAAGTTTTGGTATGCCGCTGGATCTGTTACATCTTCAAACTGCAAGTCAACATTTGCAAGACTGTTTCCGTCTACATCATATACTGTTTCACTTGTTTTGATGGTATCAATTTTTAAGTAGCCGCTTGCTACAACATTACGTGTTGGATTATAACCCAAGAACTCAGCAATACGGAGGGCGCTATCTCTACGTTCTGCTGTGCTTAAATAATTTTCACGTGAGTTAAGGTCGTTACGGAACGCTAAGTTGTGTCCCAAAAATGCCATAAGTTCTAATAAACTAGTAAACTCACTTGAACTAATCCAGTCGTTAAAGTTTTCTGGATAGTTAGTATCAATGTACTCCACCATTGCATTTTTGATTGTGTCAAAGTCATATGCTTGAAAGTTTGCTTGTGCAAAGCTCTCATAAATCACACTAAAATCTTCAGCTGCAAATAAACTGCTTTGTCTTGCGCCCTGTGCCATTATTCTGTCTCACTTGTGTATGTTAGATATAATTCTTCAGCTAGTCCTGTATCATCGTAAACAACACGTACTCGTATGTCTAACTGATGATCAGTCGGTTTGCTTAAATTTACTTCACTAAAGATCCATCTCGGATCACTGTCAACGATGTTTTGTACATCTTCTTCTGCTAGACGTTCAGTAGCAGCGTCTAACGGATCAAAAACTAAATCATGTAGTATAGATCCAAAGTTTGGATTCATTACCCGTTCACCTTTACGAGTGTAAAAGTGATTCATCAAGTCACGAAGTGCCAAGTCCTTGTCAGTAAGAACTGAGTTTATATCTGTACTATCTATTGTGCTATATCCAATGTATGTAACCATACTGATATTTATAGCAAAATTAAATACTATGTTTTAGATTTTTGTAGTAAAACGTATGATATCACCAGCTTTTAGTGATTTTGTTATAGTAATAACGTTATTAAGTAAAGTAAAGTCAAAAAAGTGTTGGATTGTTTGTCCATTAACCTCAACTAGTAATTTTTCAACTGGTTCCATACTTGGGGTATCTGTTATTGTAAAGACATTAGTGTCACTATATGTAAACTGTTCAACAACTATTGTGTTCTGATATGCTTTTGCGATAGTTCTTTTTATACCTTCGGGTGTTTTAGGAAGGAAACGTAGTGTTTCTGCATAGTATGCAAAACGTGCTCTTTGTAACTCTCCTTCATCTAATAAGCCAACTTCGTTTTTGTCACGTATATTAAATATACCATTTTGGCGCATCCAGATACGAGATTTTGATTTTCCATAGTCACTCAATCGTATAATACTTGCGGCTGTAATACAAAAAATCCTGTTAAAATTACTACGCTTAATCATACTAGCAACTGTGGACCAATCTTGATTTACAATACTATCACGCAGTTCATATAGACCTTCATCCGAGTCTACATACAAAATATCACCGTTAATGATGTAATATAATAGTAATCCATCATATACGCATTGTGGTATACTTGTCAAGCCAAATGATTTAAGTTGTCTTAATAATGTTCTTTGATTACTTTGAAAATCAGTAATCCAAATATTATATGCTTGTTGTTCAGTAATACCCTGATTAACTGTACCAACACCATAACCAGTTTGATTATAACCATTATACCGTGACATATTAAGAGTGACCAACTGTACACGGTCACTTGCAGATATGGTTTCAATATCAAGTAATGTGTTCCAGTCTGGATCTTTAAGAACAAATTCATTCCAGTCAGTATTAAATTTTTCCAATATCATCTCGGCTGTCTCCGTTCAACAGAGCTAGGGTCAGTGGCATTTGTTGCACCAGCTTGTCCAGACGACATTGAACTTCCATTTCTTTTATCCACAACTTGATTACGCCGTGTTGCAATTTCACCAGTTTTATCTTCTTCAGCATTACTATTACCACTATAATATTGAGGAAGTTTTTTGTCTGACTTTGGTTGTGTTAAATTAGATGTATCATAATCTTTTGTGCTTGTTCGTGCACTTGATGGTGCTTGTGCGGCTACTTTACTTCCTTGTGCACTGTGTCCTCCCCAAGGTTCGTGTTCTGGCACTCTTGGGTTGATACTAGTTTTAACGGTACGGTTTACACCTATATTGCCAGCTGTTGGACCAACTGCGCCAAATGCTGATGGACCGTTCAAGTCTAACATACCTTCAGTACTAATTCTACCAAAGCCTGCAGCCTTGAGTTGTAAGTTTAAGTCAGTTGTTAGACGTATATCTTTATTTGCTTTAAGTTGTATTGGACCTGTTGATGTTTCCGCTTGTATACCAGCAGCACCACGTGCCATAATATTGAATGTATCAGCATCCATATTAATGTCACCTCCAGCATAAAAGTTAAAGTCTTTTTCTGCATGATAACTTACACTGCCTGCCGCATATACATCTACATTACCCTCGCTGTCCAATTGCATCCAACTAGTGCCTTTTTGGTTTGTTATGTATACAATACCTGCACTGTCGTTTAGTAGCATTTGCGCACCGCCTGCACTACGTAAGCGAATTAAATTATCCATTCCTTCTTCACGTGATTGGTCTGGAACATAGTTTTCACCTTCTTTAAATGCAACTGTGCCATCATCCATTACAAAACTGTGTCCTGCTGGTGTTAAAAATCCTGCTACATTGCTTGGAGATTCTCGTCTACCACCACTACTGCCAATACCACGTATTGGGTCTAATCCTGTACCTTGACCGGCAACTGCATTTGCAACTGGATGTCTTGGTCTAGAATTTTGCTGTTGTTTTTGTCCAGGATCAATACTGGGACCAATTGTATCTTCGTTTTCGATTTTGCTAGCTGGTAAACCTGGTACTGCACTGTTTTTGCCAACAGTTGGCAAAACGCCAAGTAAAAACCCAGTTACATCATCACCAGTAAATGCAACAAGTACCTCAGTACCTGGTGCTGGTGGAGGGAAGGATGCACCATATGTAACTGTAGCATCTAGCATACTAATTGAACCACCAAAAGGAGAAACAGTTCTTACTTTTGGAAATAGTTGTCTTTGCTCTCGAGTGTCTGTATCTCCAAATCTGTGTGATCCTAAAATTTGAACATATATTGCACCGCCATAATCTGCATCCGAAATTTCAATAACCTTAGCACTATATACACCATTTGGCATACCCATGCCGCTTCGGTTCCCGCTTGTATATGCTGCAGGAACACCGATACTTTCACGGTTTAAATTTGTTGATCTATTTTGCTCTTTTGACATTTTAATCCTTTTACTTAGTTCGTTGCATTATACATATTTACTAGCCAACTTGGTGTGCTATGGTCTCGTGTATCACCAGATCCGCCCCAATAGGGTGCAGCATTTGAACTTAGGTTTGCACCAATTCCTGGTGTCATCGCAATATCATAATGATGTACTACACCACTCATATACAGTTCTCTTCCAGTTCCTTCATTAGGATTGGCAATACCAACACTTGGTGTTAACCCGTTTGCACGAGTGTCATTTAAGAAGTTTTGTGTATAGTTTTGTATAAGAGCAAGATCAGCAGGATTTTCCACAGATAATAATCTATTACCATCATAAAGACTAATGTCAGCTGCATACCCATTATGTCTGCCACTTCCGCCAGGTCCTCTATTTCCGCCTCTTGGTGATATAACACCAGTTAGACCAGTTGCTGCTGCCGCCGCTTCCATAGAACTCAATAATCGAGGATCTATATTAGATGTAGATCCTGTCGTATTATTACTACCAGTTATAGTACCATTGCCAGATCCAGTTGCATTTGGATCAAGTGTTGTGCTAGTATCAGGTTGTTGTTGACTAGCAACTTCATTTGGTAGTACATCATTCTCTGGGTCTGGGTTAGGTCCTTGATAACCTTGCTTCAACGTTCTAGTTGGTTGTCCAATTACTCTTCCTTCTAGTAGTTGGTCCAGCAACTCTTCATTATTTGTATTTGTATCTCTAAAACTTTCAAGTGTTTGTTTAAACTCTCCCATCATGTATGTACTAGTTACTGTGATAACACGATAAAGTGCAGTTATACTAAAATTAGTAAGCTCTTGATTCATAAAGCCTTCTTCATTTTCATAAACTGGCAAACGTACATTTAGAAAGTATCCAACACCACCAACATCATAGTCTGCTTGATTACTATTTGAAATACTGGCTCCTTTTGGTTTACCTAACCAGTATGGATCTCCACGTATTTCAAGTCTTTGATCAACCATTTCACCAGTTGCATTAAGATTAAGCTCTAGTGCACCAAGCATTGCAGTTCCAGGGTCATCCAGTGTATCAGCACCACTAGCTGCTAAACTATCTCCTACTGTACGATAATCAAATTGCATAGATTCGTTAAGTTCATTTTGTACTTTTCGTTCTCGATGTGATCCAGCAAAAACATCACTTTGTGTTATATACCTATTTGTTATAGGATTAAGTTTCAATTCCGCTGGATTGGCTGTTCGTTCACGTAGTTCTGCCCCTGCTTCTTGTGCTGTTTTTTCAGTCGAAATCACCTCCTTTTTGGCGGCTTCTAGTTGGCTTTTATTGTCTTGAATTTGTTGTTGTACAAAAAAATCTTCATTTGGTGAAACGTTAACTCCTATATCCGTCTTCGCTTCTAATCGTTCAATCTCACGTTTTATACTTTTAACCCGATTAACAGCATCAACGTATTGTGCTTTTGCTTCGTAACTTCTTGCTTCTGCGGCATCCAGTCCTGGAAAGGATGCATTTGTGCCAAGTGATCCGCCAGCAATAGGTTGCGTAACAAAAAACAAAGTGTTAAAACTTAAATCTAAATTCAGTACTTCACTATTAAGTCCAGTGTATGTGTAGTCATAACGTTTTTTTAGTAGACCATGGGTAAGTATATTGTTTAATCTTTTCTGTTGTAACTCAGAATCTTGTGTTAGTTGACCAAAACTTACAGGATCATGTATACCCTCTGGTGTAATATAAGCCTGAATGTTGTATATAAATTTACGCTGATAGCTTTTAGCTACTGGATCATAATTATTTTTATACTCAACTTCTGTTTTAAATGAAAACCATTTTAACATATCTGCCAATTTAGTAGATTTTGCTATGCCGTCATTGGCATTTGCTTTGGCAAATTGGTTTCTTCCAACAATTGGTATCTTTTTAAATTCTTTTGTTTGTAGTACTGCCGCTGCAACGGCTGCCGTCATACTTGTTCCTTTGTGTAACGTAAATTCAATAACATTACCTGCCGCTGACATACTAACGTTGCGACTTTCTTCAATATGTTCACCAGTAACAGCATCAAACACCCAGTCACGCCACTGGTCAGTTTCATCTATCGTTCCAAACTCATATATACTTGGATACATTCTAGCAATAGTTGTATCACAATGTTTCTCACATTCTCTGTTAAGTTCTGTTGTAAAGTTATCTAAAAATTCTCCAAACGTTGCAGCACGTACACTTATATCTGATTTCAAGTGAAAGTCCATACGATTATATGCAGAATATTCAGTTTCAATAAATGTAACTTGATAATTTGTTGCACTATCAGTATGTTTTATTTGAAAGTCTGTAATGTCAGTAACATAGTAAAACGGTCCTACCTCTTTGTCTGCCATTGCACTGCCGTCTTGATTCCACCCACGGAAGTTTAGCTCAAGCAAATATGTTGCTTCTAAGTGATTTTCAAGTTTTAGTTGTTTGGCTGCTAGTATTATACGATTATAAAATGTCATACCAAGAACTTCAGTGAATGTAATATCAAAACTATTAGCTACTGCATTTCTATTTTCTTTTGCAAATGCTAACTGTGTTTGCTGTATTACATTTTCAATACTAATCTCATTTTCAACACCTGTTTCAGCAAGTGTAATAAATTCTTTATTGTCAAGATTTTCTTCAAATTGTTGGGCTTTGAGTGGACTAATCATATGGATTGCCCAATTATAAGTGTAGGTATCGAATTGATTTAAAACATTTGGTTGATATTTACTTGCACTACTTCTAACAGCATCTCGAGTTTCGAGACTTGCATTTCTAGCGGCTTCTTGAGCGGCGGCAAAATTTCTTTCTGCTATTCGATCCAATGCACTAAGTTCACCACCATTGGTGTTATTTCTGATTGGCATTTAACTTGCTCCGAATGCTGTTGACTTTGATGGTACTTTAATTTCTAAACCTGCTACAAAGTCATTAATTGGATCTCTTAGCTTATCACGATTATAGTGTACAAACACCCACCAGTATCTCGAGTTGCCGTAAATTTCAAATGCAAATAAGTCAGGTCGTTTGTGATAACGATTGTCAATTTTAACCAGTTTTACTTGCTGACTAAGGTTGGCGTTTTTTAATTTTGGGTTATATATGTTCAAGTACTTTTTGTTTTGTGTAGTTTGCGCATAGTTACTAGAGTTTGAATAATTTGCCATTAGATAAATCCTTTTCCGTATGCTGACCCACTAATAAAATCGTGTTTGCTAAAATCCTTTTTTTGCTTTGCTGGGTTAACTGAAACTAATAAGTCTAGAGCAATAGTTTGTACTGCTGGCAATGCTTGCGGTTTACCGCTTGTGCCAATCACTTCAACTAAATCAGTGTCACTTTGAAACGGTATACTTACATTTCCTAGTAGCACAGGTATATTGTTAAACATTTGTTCTCCAAAACTACTAAAATGTAAAAGAGGAGGTGGTGTGCCTGCAACTGGTGATAGGTTAGCATCTGTAAACCCATAATACATTTTTGATACACTACGTAAGAAGTGAATAACTCCTTGTGTATAAAGATGTTCTTCTTGTGTAACATTACTAAATTGTGCTGTTACTTGTATAGTTGGACTGGGGGTTCCACTGTATGCATATGTTGTATAATTTGTATGAGTTAAATTATAGGGTGTATAATTTACTGCTTGGTTATATACAATATCCGGCTGAATAGCAAATACTATACCGTCAGTATTACTTAATTCCGCCGCAGGGCCACTATAATAGCTTGCTGGACCAGTTAGTTTTGTTCTTGCTTCATTAGACACTGCCATTTAGTTTATCCTTTATAAATTCATATACTTGTGGATTAAATGTACCAAAGAAATCTGTAAATGCTTCTTGTCTTTTCTTTTCTTCTATACCATCCATCCGCATTACATTTCTAAACGTAGTAGCACTACGTCCATCATCTTCTACTGGAACAGTGTAAATATATCCAGCTTCGTCACTACTTACTAATGGTTTGCCGTCTTGATACATACGTAAATATCCACCAGTTTTTAAACGTCCTGCATCCTTTTCACTAAACACCAGTAGTACCGCAGTATTATTTGGATCTTTGTTAGTTAAGCTAATGTCAGGTTGATATGGACTAGTGCGTACAATTTTGTCAGCAGGTATACCAAACATGTCTGTCATAATGCCTGTCTTTTCCTCATAACTAAACGGATCCTTTTCAGGTTGCGCATTTTTAGCAATTGTAGTAGCGATAAATACATTAGAGGAACCAAACTTACGAACAAGGTTCATGTAAACTTTATGATGACCACTGTGCATAGGCTGAAATCTACCTCCGTACATAACGGCAATATCAGTTGCTTCAGCTTCTGTAAGTTGTGAGTATCTCATGTCTATTCTCCTATCATACTATTTATAGCACCAGTAAACTACAACTATAACCAGAAGAACTTGACATTATATCTAGATGTGTTATAATAACACTAATTTAAGGAAAAACTATGAGAAAACAGAATTATCTTAACAACAAGGATATGCTGAAGGAAATACATAAAAGTAAACTAACCTATTGTCACTCAGTTGATGACGAATATGGTAGATTTGATATCATTGTAGACAACTACGAAGATATTTTTGATCCAGATATTATCCAACAAGCAAGAGAGAACAGAGCTAGTGTATTAAGTTCACAAGGTTATGAGGAATCATACAAAAGATGGCAAGACGCTGGCAGACGTACAAAAGATAAACCAAAGCAAGCTGAAACAAGAGTACAACCTGAAGAAATTGATCCAGACGACTTAATCTTTAGATTAATGACATTTGAACATGTACCTGGTGATTCAAAACGTAAGACTAACCCTAAAACAGAAGCAGATCGTCACGTTAAAGTTAACTTTCCACCATTTAAACACTATGCAAAACGTGATGGTGAAACACAAGAAGTAGTACGAAGCCACTGGGAAGGTGGGATCGACAACGGAAAATTTAGCACAACACATGGACACACAACAAATGAATTAGCAAAGATGTATATTAAACTATGTGAGCGTTATAGTATGCGCAGTAATTGGCGAGGATACACGTATGTAGATGAAATGCGTAGTCATGCACTAATGCAACTATCTCAGATAGGTTTAAAATTTAACGAAGCAAAGAGTCAAAACCCATTTGCGTACTACACAGCAGTTGTTACAAATAGTTTTACAAGAGTTCTTAATCTTGAAAAGCGTAATCAAAATATACGTGATGATCTGTTACAAGAGAACGGGTTTAATCCTAGCTTTAGTAGACAACTTGACCATGAAGCAGCGTCCAAAGCAAAATGGGACGAACAAATGGAAAAAGATCGCAAAGAGGCAACTGGAACAAATTTCTAGTTATACTTGACAAATCCTAACATAGAGTATATTCTAACTACATGACATTTTTTAATAAAGCGGCGTGTTTTACTGACATTCACTTCGGAAACAAGAATAATAGTAAACAGCATAACAAAGACTGCGAAGATTTCGTAGATTGGTTTATTGCGAACAGCAAAGACTGTGAAACTTGCATATTTTTAGGCGATTGGCACCACCACAGAGCTGGTGTTAACGTTAGTACACTGAATTATAGTGTAAACAATGTAAGGAAACTAAGCGAAAACTTTGAAAAGGTGTATATGATTATGGGCAACCATGATTTATACTATCGTGAGAAACGTGAACTTAATAGTTTGCCATATGCGGGCTTATTTGATAACGTTACCTTAGTTGAAGATGTATTTCAACAAGATGATGTTGCATTAATACCCTGGCTAGTGGGAGACGAGTGGAAACACATCAACAAAATAAAAGCACGTTATATGTTTGGGCACTTTGAGTTGCCACACTTCAAGATGAACGCAATGGTAGAGATGCCTGATCATGGTGGTATTAATGAAAGCCACTTGCACGGTCCTGAATATGTATTCAGTGGACATTTCCACAAGCGTCAGCACAAAGGTAACATTCATTATCTAGGGTCACCATTTCCGCACAACTATGCTGATGCATGGGACGATGATAGAGGAATGATGAAGTTAGAATGGGGCGGTAAGCCAGAACATTTAAACTTTGATGGTCCAAGATATCGAACTGTGCCACTGAGTAAGCTAATTGACGATGCTGACTCTATTTTAAATCACAATACATACTGTCGTGCTGTACTAGATGTGAATATTACGTATGAAGAAGCAAACTTTATTAAGGAAACGTTTGCGGCACAATATCAATTACGTGATATTACACTAATGCCCAGTAAAAAAGAAGAACATGCACAAGATTGGCGGCAAGTAGACGATTTAGAGGTTGAAAATGTAGACCAGATAGTGTATAATAGCTTAAATGCTGTAGACAGTGAAATGATAGACAAAAAGTTATTAGTGGATATATACAACAACCTATGATTATTATTAAAGACATCACAATCAAGAATTTCATGAGTGTGGGTAATGTTACTCAGGCTGTACGATTTAACGACAATGGACTTACACTTGTACTGGGCAACAATGTTGACTTAGGCGGAGATGGTAGCCGTAATGGCACTGGTAAGACAACAATAATCAATGCACTATCATATGCAATGTATGGTAATGCACTTACTAACATACGTAAAGACAACCTTATCAACAAAACAAATGGTAAAGGTATGATAGTTACACTGGACTTTGAAAAAGATGGTGTTAACTATCGTATCGAACGAGGTCGCAAACCTAACCTTTTTAAATTTTATGTTGACAATATCGATACTGACGAAGGCAACGAGGCACAAGGTGAGAACCGCCAAACACAAGAACAAGTGGATAAACTGTTCGGGATGAGTCATGATATGTTTAAACATATTATCGCCTTAAATACATATACAGAGCCCTTCCTTAGTATGAGAGCAAATGATCAAAGAGCGATCATTGAACAACTACTTGGTATCACTATGTTAAGTGAGAAAGCGGAGGCTCTTAAAGAACAACAAAGGTTGAATAAAGATGCAATCAAAGAAGAAGAGTATCGAATTAAGGCAGTTGAAGATGCAAATCAAACAATTGCGAAGAGTATTAGTGACCTTGAGCGTCGACAAACCCTCTGGCAAACGAAAAAACAAGAAAGCCTGCAAGAACTAGAAATAGCTATCAACGTATTAGATAAAGTTGATATTCAAGCAGAGATCGCAAAGCATAAAGAACTAGCTGAGTACTTGTCAAAGAAGAGTCGGCTAGACGATGCTAACCGCTGGATCTCCAGAATAGATGCTGATACTAAAAAACTAGATAAACAAATTATCAAACTAGAAAAAGAGATAGTACTACTTAAAGATGAAAAATGTCATGCATGTGGACAAGAGTTACACGATAACAGTCATGAAGAATTGCTACGTAATAAAGAAGACCAACTAGCTGATGCACGTATGCAAATTTTAGCTAACGGTTCGCAAGAGCAAGAACATACAGAAGTGATTGCTGAAATAGGCGAACTAGGTCAACTACCAAGTACACTATATAATACAGAGCAAGAAGCGTTTCAACACCAGAACCAAGTTGATAAATTACTTACAGAATACGGAAACAAACAATCCGAAACAGATACATATCAAGAACAAATTGACAGTCTAAAGGAAACTGCACTACAAGAAGTTAGTTGGGATAAGATGAATGAACTTGTGCGTATAAAGGAACACCAAGACTTCCTGTACAAACTGTTAACAAACAAAGATAGCTTTATACGTAAACGTATTATTGAGCAAAACTTACAGTATCTAAATTCTAGACTTGCATACTATTTGACTAAACTGGGACTTCCACATGAAGTTTCGTTTCAACCAGATCTCGCTGTAGAAATTACAGAACTTGGTCGTGAACTAGACTTTGACAACTTATCTAGAGGCGAACGTAATAGGCTAATACTTGGACTTAGTTGGAGTTTTAGAGATGTATTTGAAACTATGAATACGCCACTTAACTTCCTTGCTATTGATGAACTTGTTGATAGTGGAATGGATACTAATGGTGTTGATAGTGCACTCAGTGTACTTAAAAAAATGGAAAGAGAAAGAGGCAAAAACATTTTCCTCATCTCACATCGAGATGAACTGCAAGGTAGAGTTAATACTATCTTACAAGTTATTAAAGAAAATGGCTTTACATCATTTAGTGTAGACACGGAGATTGTCGACATTGCTGGATGATATTGATAAAGATTTACTACAAAGCCTAGGAGGCATGATATTTGAGTCTCCTGATAAAGGCAAAACAATACGTAGTAGACCTAGTCCTGAGCATCCAATCTTTCTACTTTCTAACGGAATACTACCAATCGATATTTGGTACAAAATATACGGAGACGGATAATGGGAGACGACTACTTAGGGACATCATCAACCTACACTATTACTACTGATAGCGATATTAGCGGCGATTACAGTATTGATTTGTCTGATGTCACCGATCTTGGTGCAAGTACTACTACGTTATCAACCGGGACTTATATTGGTTCAAACCTGTCAGGAATCACATTTGGTGAATATGAAGATACGTCACGTAAAAAATTACGTGATGAAGGCGAATTACCGATTGACATTTGGGCCAAAATGTATAATAATGGAGTTATAGATGACGACTAATTATATTTTTGATCTCGATGGCACACTAACTAATGCTCGAGAGCATATTGACACACAGTTTAAAGATTTTATGCATGAGTTTACTGACAAGTACTCGTGCAGTATCTGTACTGGCAGTGACTATGCAAAGGTTGAACAACAACTTGGAAAAGAACTTACTGATAAATTCGATACACTATTTTTAAGTAGTGGCAATCATGTCATGCAAGATGGTGAAGACAAGTACAAAAGTACATGGAAGTTATCAGGAGAAGAATATTGGTTTTTGATGGAAAAAGCTGAAGATAGTAAGTTTTTTGATAAGACAGTTAGTCAACATCACAATATAGAACAACGAATTGGCTGTGCAAACTTTAGTGTTATTGCAAGAGACAGTAGCTTAATGGACCGCCAAGCATATCACAATTGGGACAATGATCGTAATGAACGTAAATCAATTGTAAAACAATTTACCGATCTATTTGGCTACAAATCATCTGCAGTGGTTGGTGGCAAAGTAAGTATCGACATAATACAAAAAGGCAAAGACAAGGCACAAATACTACAATACTTCGAAACATCAGATATTATACACTTTTTTGGCGATAAAATTACACCCAATGGCAACGACTACACACTAGCAATGGCAATTAACGAACTTGATAATGGCACCTCGCACAATGTAACTAACTGGCAAGAAACACACGAAATACTTCAAAGGCACATAAAACGGCATTTTTAATACCATAATCAGTAGATTTTGATGATAAATGATATATAGTACGTATGCATTGGACACACCATGGTATCATTGTTGAAGAGATACCAGACGATTATATTGGTTTTGTATACATCATTACAAATCTGACTAACGATAAAAAATACATAGGCAAAAAATTAGCCAAGTTCAAAAAAACTAGGCCACCACTTAAAGGCAAAAAGAGAAAAAGAAAATCATTAGTAGAAAGTGATTGGCGAGACTATTGGGGATCGTCAGACAAACTACAGGCAGACGTAGACGAATTAGGCCCAGAAAACTTTAGTAGAGAAATCTTATATTTTTGTACAACACGTGGTCAACTTTCCTACCTTGAGGCAAAAGAACAATTCGACAGAGAGGTTTTACTCACTGATGAATACTATAATGGCATAATAAATGTCCGCATCGGCGGATCTCAGGCTCTCAAAGAATCACTAAAAAATAACATACCCTCCTTGAAACCATAGTATTGAGGGCTAGAGAAACACTAGCTCGGAATCTTACTTGAGGGCGAACAAACCAAATGACCAGGCTCTGTTGAGCTATTACAACCTGGAAGTATTTCTGAGTACGTAGCCTTTATTGCGACTCAGTAGCTTGCGTTGAAAGCAGCATGTAAAGGGGTACAGCACAACCGCCTCTGCTAGTTTACTAGTTTTGCTATAAAGGTGTACAAGGTGACTGGTAATATCAGAATCTTTTGTCGTGCTTGGCCGTATCAGGCTAAGTGCGACTTTAGATCATGGTAATAATCAATTATATCAATCATGATATAATATACGTTTTCTAATGTTATCGAATGAAATAATTCAATCGAACGATAGTGAAGATTGATGATGTCGTAAGACATCAGATAAAGATAAAACTTACATAGATATAAATGAACACTTCAGATTAAAATTTTCGAGTGTTTTTGCTTTGCATGGCGTCTATTGCTTCTTTTTCTTTTTCCCTTTTCTCTGTGAATGCGTCCATAATTTCACTTAGTTGGGATAATGGCATCTGGTACAATTCGTCTACTCTAAATGCACCTTCACTGTACAATACAATATCATATAATTGTTTTCGTAGGTCTCGATTTGCTTTGGTCATTTTATCAACCATACTTTGCGCCGATTCTGGGCTAATCACGAGTCGTTTGTGAAAAAAAAAGTTGGGTTAAATTCCACTGCACTTTTAAACTTTTTACCACATTCTTCATTACTACATTCAAACTTAAACTCCTTGTCAATACCATTGGCATTGATCTGTTGGTTAATTTCTTGTAGTTTTTTGATTGTTACGCTGTCACTATTAGATAGCCAAGCAAGTATTGATGTTATATTGTCAATAACTTCAGTGGATGGTGTGATAATTTTTTCGATACTGTCTGCGAGGATCATCATACTTGCTGCTGTTGATCGCTCTAAACTTTGCTGAAAGATTTCATGCTGTTTTAATTGATCAGTTTCGTTTTCTAACTGTTGTAGCAATTGTGCATTTTCAGTTATCCTGATCTGATTACTTGTTATAGATTTCAAACTATTTGGTTTAAAAACAATAGTTAGTCCGTTACTAAGTTCGATCTCAATACCGTTTACTGGTTTTATTTGATTGAGGATGTTTATTATTTTTATCTCATATTCTTCAGTTGATTCACAGTGTGGGCATTTTGCTTCTGTTCTGAGTGTACCTTCTTCGTTATTATTAATTCGGCTTGCCAATAAGATAACGTCTACATCTGGTAGCATGATCTCATATGGATTTTCCATGTCAGGTACAATACTTTTAAGTATCTCAAATAAACTTTCGCCGTTATATACACTATCTGGAATACTCAGTAACATTTCGTCTTTGAAGCTCAAAGGCATAACACCAATCTCATTTTGATCGGACATTTTAATGTTAGATGTGTACCATTTACCCTCGGTAGGCAGTTTTATGTACATCTCTTTGTGTCTGTAAAAGTCTAGTAGTGGGTCTGTCATAATCTTCCTATAAATACATATATAAGTTATTTATCTAATAAAGTGAGTAGTTAATGGCAATAGTAAATATACCTTTTGGTGGGCAGAGTGTTCCGGTTACAGTACCGGATTTTGCTATGGAAGCAACACAACAAGATGTACTAATCCAATCACAAAAACAAACAGATGCTCTTCAACAAATTGCATCTAAAATGGGAATCAGTCTATCAAACGATCAGAATGAAATAAAAAGCAACAAGCAGTTAACTAGCCAAATACAAAAGAACGCCAAACAACAAGAAAATCAAAATAGAAGGCTTGAGTTGTCACTGGATACACTTGGACGTGGAGCAAGCAATACAGTTAATGCTATGCAACAAGCCGGTGATACTGGTAAACTATCTGACATGATCGGTAAACAAGGATTGCTGGGCAATATGGGTTTTGCCGCAATGGGTGCACAACTTGGTACACTGTTTGGTATCATGGAAGAGTTTGGAGATGCACTGGGCGCATTACGTAGAACTGGTGCTGGATTGGGTGCTGACTTGGTTGAACTCCGTGGAGCCGCCGCCGCAGTTGGTCTTGACATGCAAACACTTAGTAAACTTACTGTTGAGAATGGTGCGGCAATCAGATCATTAGGTGAAAACAGTAAACAAGGCACAAATGAATTTTTGCGATTAAACCATTCTCTGCGTGAAGCGTCAAGAGATATGGGCTTCTTTGGCATGGGCACAAAAGAAATGAGTGCTTTGTTGGTGGATGAAATTGAACTCAGACGTGCTACTAGAAATGAAGCCTTTTTGGAAGAAGGTGCTAGATCTGGCATGATTGATAGTATAAAAGAAAACATGAAGCTAAATGAAGTTATGGCTGGACTAACAGGCCAAGATGTCCAAGACCGAATTAAAGCACGTAACGAGTTTAGAAAAGATGCTGTTAATGCCGCCGCAATGTCTAGAATGAATGAAGGCCAACTAGAATCACTTAAATCACTTACTGAAGGCATGAGTCAAATGGGTACCACAGCGCAGCCATTAATGATGCAAGCAGTTAAAAACTTAATGGCTGGTGTTCCAATAGATAAATTTAACGAAGGATTTACACAATTAGCAGCCGCCGCTGGCGCTGAAGGTATTAATTTACGTGGTAGTATTGAAGATATGGCAGCTATGGTACAGGCCGGTGCTAATCCTACTGAAATCGCCGCCGCCGCAGATGCATTAGCTGGTCAATTTAAAAACATACAAGTTGATGACGGAATTTTAGCACGAGCCGCCGCCGGGCAAGAGGGTGCAATAGCATTATTAACAGCAAGAATGGAAGTATTTGCATCAAATGCAGACTCACAAGCTGAATCCTCTACATTAGTTAATGATAACTTGGAAAAACTCAATTCATCACTTGCAAGAGGTGAAGCTGTACTATCTGGTATCGCTAACCAACTTACAGTAACATCACAAAAAATCAAAGACAACTTACTAGATGGTTATTTAAAGGCGTTTGATATTAATCCAAACGATCCAAATAAGTTTGCTAATTTTATTAATCAGCTAGAACGGTTGCCAGACTCAGAAAAGTTTCAAACATTTATGAACGGTTTAATTGAGTTTACTACTGCATTAAGTGGTGCACAAGGTGTCTTATCATTGTTAGACGTGGACGGTTCGGGTAAATTAGAACGTGGTCTTAATATTGGACTATTGGTAGCGGCAATTGCAAAACAACTAGGCGTTACTGGTGTTGCTGCAGGTGCTATTCCTGGATTACGCAAAGGTGGCGCAACCGGACCTGATCAAGCCCGTAGACAGATGGATCCGAGTACTCTTAACGGTATCGGACTCAATGCTTTATTCGCCACTGGAGGCGCACTTGCGGCTACTGTTGCAATGAAAACAACAGATGGTAAAGAAATCGGACCTGAGAACCCTATGCCAGTAACAATTATGAAAGTTGAAAATGGTGCATTTTCTCAGGTAACTATCAAAACTAGTACAACAAGTTCTAATTAATAGATACCTTGACAACTGGATAAATACATGTTACAATACAAGAAATATAGGACAAATCAATGAGCTGGAAAAAGCACTTTACAGTATACCAAGGACAAAGTCAAGAAATGAAACCTAGCACGTCTAGTCGTTTCCAAAGCTGGCTACCTGAAGTATACAGCGGTCAACCTAACCGTGTTGAACGTTATTCACAATATGACCAAATGGACATGGATAGTGAGGTAAATGCTGCACTTGATATTATCAGTGAGTTTAGCACACAAACGGACGAAACAACACAACTACAATTTAGTTTAAAGTATGTTGGTGATGTTACTGAAAGCGAAACAAAGATTCTAGAGCAAACACTACGACAATGGTGTAAGTTACAAGACTGGGATAAACGAATTTTTAGAACATTCCGTAATGCAGTTAAGTATGGTGATCAATTTTTTATCCGTGATCCAGAAACTTGGGAAATGTATTATGTAAATCCAGTTGATGTTACTAAAGTTATTGTTAACGAAGCAAAGGGTAAAGAACCAGAGCAGTATGTTTTAAAGAACATTGATTTAAATATGCAAAACAAAACTGTAAGCGAGCCAGTTAGACACAGTGATTCTCACACTACTGTAAACAGTATGATGCGAGGACAAACTATTGACCGTAACGGCTATGGTGCAAGTGGCGCAGAGTATGCTAACAGTTTAGGAAACATTCAAGAATATAACGTTGATGCAACACACATTGTACATGCCGCATTAACAGAAGGTATGGATAGCGAATTCCCATTTGGTGCAAGTATCCTAGATCCTATCTTCAAAACTTATAAACAAAAAGAACTACTGGAAGATAGTATTATTATCTATAGAGTGCAACGTGCACCTGAACGCCGTGTGTTTTATGTAGACGTTGGTAATATGCCACCAAACAAAGCTATGGGTTTTGTTGAACGTGTGAAAAACGAAATACATCAAAAACGTATTCCAAGTAAAACAGGCGGTGGTAGTAGTATTATGGATGCAGCGTATAACCCGCTGTCAATCATGGAAGATTACTTTTTTGCCCAAACAGCAGAAGGACGTGGATCTAAAGTTGAAGTTTTACCAGGTGGTGAAAACTTAGGACAGATTGATGACTTACGTTACTTTACAAACAAAATGCTTAGAGCATTGCGTGTGCCTAGCAGTTACCTACCAACTGGACCAGAAGATGGCACAGCAAGTTATGTAGATGGTAGAGTAGGTACAGCATTTATTCAAGAGTACAGATTTAACCAATATTGTCAGAGACTACAAAACATCATTGTACCAGTATTTGACAACGAGTTTAAACTGTTTATGAAGAACAAAGGTATTAACATTGACAGTAGTATCTTTGAACTTAAATTTGTAGAACCACAGAGCTTTAGTGAATACAAAGAAATCGAAGTACATGCTGCCAGAGCAAATGTATTTGGTTCACTTGAAGGTGTAGATTATCTAAGTAGACGATTTATGTTAAGCAAGTACCTTGGTCTTACAGAAGATGAAATCCTCAAGAATGAAGAAATGTGGATGGAAGAAAACAAATCAGGAGTAACACCGAGTGCAGAAAGCGATCCAGGTCTTGGAAGCGTAGGCGTGCGTGGATTTGACATTGGTGGTGACGAAGTACCTGATATGGGTGATATAGAAGCTGGCGATACAGAGTCTGGCGAATCACCAATTAGTGGTGTAGAAAATACAACAACACCAGCAGGAGGAGATGACAATGCGCAGTAATGAATTTTTAGTAGAGTATTACGAAGCAGAAGATAACGAGTATTCAAATCGTAAAATAGACGATGTTCGACGCAGTAGATTAACACTAAAACATATTAATAGACTACGTAAACAACGTGAAATTCACAAGACAGAACATGCGCAAAGGACTAGTAGAGTACAACAAATCTACAAACGACCTGCAGCACAATAGTAACAAATTTATAAAATTTAAGGCGTAAAAAGTACTTATCTTGGTATTTTCACCAAAAAGTACAGTTTTTACGCCTTTTTTCTATGGTAAAACGTATTGGTAATAAATAATACTTGTAAACCAGTAATGGTAAGCCTGAATATTTTAAGGAGATATAAAATGAGCAATCATAAGGATTCACTAGTTAAGGTCCTTGAATATCTAGTTAACGAAGATCGTGAAAAAGCGTCAGACCTTTTACACGATGTATTTGTTGAAAAAGCAAAAAACCATTGGGCGTCACTTTCAGAGAGTGATGAATCAGTGGAAGAAGATATCCAAGAAGAAGACCTAGACGAAACATATGATGTTGAAGTTGAAGAAGGCATCGACAACTACGATGCAGAAGCAGACTTTTTAGACGACATCGAAACAGCGGAAAATGAAATTGAAGCTGAAGAAGTATATGGCGAAGATGATGAGCCAGAAATGGACATGGAAATGCCAATGGGCGACGAAGGTGAAGAAGGCGAAGAAGCCGCAGAACCAGAAGAAGCTCTAGCAAATGTCGAAGACGCAATTGCAGAACTACGTGCAGCATTTGCTGACATGATGGATGAAGAACCAGCTGAAGAGCCAGAAATGGAAGAAGAAGTTGCTTTTGAATCAGAAGAGTCAGACGATGACGAAGTTGAAGCAGTTGAAGAAGGCGCATCAATGTCAGCAGTAAGTGTATCGCACTCTGCAGGCGACGACGGTGCACATTCACCAGTTGGCCCAGGTGACAAATCAATGTCAGACGCCAAGCCAGTTGACATCGCAGGTGGCTCAGCAGAAGCAGGTGGCAAAGCGCCAGCAGCTAAAGACATGGGTGTTACAGGACCACAAGAAGCAGGTTCGCCAAGTGCGGCACCAGCTCCAAAGCGTGAAACAACATCAAGCACTGGTCCAGTAAGGGCGATGAAGTAATATGTCAGCAATTATTGAGCACCTAACATTTAATCAGGCAAACATTGTCACCGAAGCAATTGAAGAAGCTAACGGTGGGAAAAGCCTGTATATGAAGGGTATCTTTATTGAAGGCGATGTACGAAATCAAAACAATAGAATTTATCCAGCCAAAGAAATTCATCATGCTGTTAAAGCAATCAATGAAAAAATTAAAGGTGGATATTCAGTATTAGGTGAAGCTGATCACCCAGACGACCTTAATATCAATCTCGATCGTGTGTCACACATGATTACAGAGATGGATGTTTCAGGTAACAACGGTATCGGCAAACTTAAAATCCTTCCAACTCCAATGGGAAACATTTGTAAAACCCTTTTGGAGTCAGGAGTCAAACTAGGCGTGTCAAGCAGAGGCAGTGGCAACGTAAATGAAGACGGTCATGTTAAAGAATTTGAAATTATTACCGTGGACATTGTTGCTAATCCAAGTGCTCCAGATGCTTATCCCGATCCAATTTATGAAAGAATTATGAATCATAAACGGGGTAATGTGTTACTGGATGTTGCTTCTGCAGTTAAGCACGACGATCGAGCACAGCGTTACCTCCAAGAAGAAGTGACGCAATTTATAGAGAACCTAAGGTATAGGAGAGATTAATATGGCTCACTCAATAGATGAACTATTAAGCTCCGGAAAGCTCTCGGAAGAGGTTAGATCTTCAATTTCAGAGGCTTGGGAAACTAAGCAATCTGAACTACGTGAAGAAGTTGCTTCAGAACTACGTGAAGAGTTTGCAGAACGTTATGAAAATGACAAATCGCAAATCGTAGAAGCAATGGATACAATGATTGGCGAAGTTATTGCAAAAGAACTTGAAGAGTTCCAAGCAGACAAAGCTAAGTTAGCTGAGGATCGTGTTGCATATCGCAAACATATGACGGAACATTCAAATGTTCTTGATGATTTTGTGATGGAAACACTTCGCAAAGAAATTAATGAACTTCGCGAAGACCGTGAGGCACAAGACAAGAACATGGCACAGTTAGAAGGCTTTGTTCTAGAACAACTCACAAAAGAGCTAAACGAGTTTCATGAAGACAAACGCTCACTAGTTGAAGCAAAAGTCAAAATGATAAAAGAAGGCAAAGAAGTCATCGAACAAACTAAACGCAAGTTTATTGAAACTGCGGCAAATAAAGTGGAAAACATTCTCGAGTCGACAATTAAGACTGAGTTAACATCGCTTAAAGAGGATATACAAGTTGCAAAAGAAAATTCTTTTGGACGTAAGATATTTGAAACGTTTGCTGGAGAGTTCATGGGCAGCTACCTAAATGAAGGTACCGAAGTTGCTAAAATGAACAAAGAAGTAGACGAGTTAAAAGCAAAACTTGATGAAACAAACAAGGCCGTTGCAGAAAAAGAAGTTCAGCTTGCAGAATCAGCACGTACAGAACGTATGGCTGTGGATAAAGCAGAGCGTAAGCTAATCATGAATGAGATGATGGCACCGCTTTCAAAACAACACAAATCAGTAATGAATGCATTGCTGGAATCTACCAAGACGGCAGATTTACAAAACGCATTCAACAAGTATCTTCCTTCAGTACTGAATGAAGCTACAAAAACTAAAACTAAGAAGGTATTAAGTGAATCTTCAAAAGAGATCACTGGTGGTAAGGCAACAGTAGCAGAAGCTAATGTTGATGCTAACATTGTCAACCTTCGAAAATTAGCCGGTATACAATAAGTTAAGGAGACCGAAAATGGCAGACAACCTAATGGAAAATTGGAGCGTAACTAAAGAAGCTCTAACAGATGGTCTATCTGGAACGAAGAAACAAGTAATGGAATCAGTACTTGAAAACACTAAAACCTATTTGTCAGAAGCAGCAGGTGCAGGTGCAACTCAAGCAGGCAACATTGCTACACTAAACAAAGTAATCCTTCCAGTGATCAGACGTGTTATGCCAACTGTTATTGCCAACGAAATCGTTGGTGTACAGCCTATGACAGGCCCAGTTGGACAAATTCATACTCTACGTGTGAGATATGCTGAAACATTTGATTCAGCAACAGCAGGCGATGAAGCACTAAGCCCATTCGCAATTGCTACAGGTTACTCAGGTAACGCAACAACTAACCGTGCAGATGCTACATCTACAATGGAAGGTCTAGCGGGTAAGAAAATGAGTATCCAAGTCCTAAAACAAACAGTTGAAGCTAAAACACGTAAGCTATCAGCACGTTGGACATTCGAAGCGGCACAAGATGCCAACTCAATGCATGGACTAGACGTTGAAGCAGAAATTATGCAAGCACTTGCACAAGAAATTACTGCTGAAATTGACCAAGAGATCATTGCGTCTCTAACATCACTAGCAGGCACAGCGGCTGACACATACGACCAAAGTGGCGTAAGTGGTACAGCAACTTTTGTTGGTGACGAACACGCAGCTCTTGCAGTTCTAATCAACAAAAATGCAAACACAATTGCAGCACGTACAAGACGTGGCGCAGGTAACTGGGCAGTTGTTTCTCCAACAGTACTAACAGTACTACAGAGTGCAACTACATCAGCATTTGCTCGCACTACAGAAGGTCCGTTTGAAGCACCAACAAACACAAAGTTCGTAGGTACACTAAACGGAACAATGCGTGTATATGTAAACCAGTATGCAGCTAACGATGACGTACTAGTAGGTTATAAAGGGTCAACAGAGACAGACGCAGCAGCGTTCTATTGCCCATATATCCCACTAATGTCAAGTGGCACAGTACTAGATCCAAGTAGCTTTGAGCCAGTTGTATCATTCATGACACGTTATGGTTATGTTGAACTAAGCAACCAAGCTTCATCTCTTGGTAACGCAGCAGACTACCTAGCGAAGATTGCTGTAACATCTAATCAACTAGCATTTGCTTAATAGCAGTTAGTTATAATGTTAAAATAGGCGCCACGGCGCCTATTTTTTTGATAATTTTTTAAAAAAAGGCTTGACTTTGGTATCAGAATGTACTATATTAAGTATATAAGTTAGACGACGGTGTAACTTAGATAGTTCAAGTAATAGCAGTCTGTAGAGGTTGTAACTTGATTTGCAGTTGTAGTGACAGCGCATGAGCATGGAGACATGAAGATGCGTATTTTGGAAGTAACTATCCGATGCAAGGTATCCTGAAATTGAGCGTGGCTCTACTAGGGATTGTTGGTATTCACAGAGTCCAACCTATCATTTTTATTTGCCAACAGGCGAAAGTATCTGTGGTGTGCTATGCCTCCCAGTTACTATAGAAGGTCTACTGTTAATTCAGTAGGCCTTTTTTCTTTTATCTTTCGCTATAAATAGTATTAACATGGAGAGATAGGATGAGTACCAAATTTAAACAAAACCTAAATGTTGCTGGAAACATTTATTTGTCTGGTAACGTAGTGGCAGATGGTAATGTAACATTAGGTGATGCAGATACCGATAGCATCACACTAAATGCTGACATAACAAGTAGCATTATACCAGATGCAACCGATACATATGATTTAGGTACTACTGCAAAAAAGTGGAGAAACTTAGACTTATCACAAGACGCAAATATTGGTGCTGATATCAACATTGCTGGTGCAATTAATTCAACTGCGGCAGGCACACCAACTATTACAAGTTCAACAGATATTAAGTTACAAGCAGGTACTGGTGCTGAAGATAGAGTTGAAATATCACAAGCACCACTTAAACTTGCAAATTTAACAACCACAGAACGTGATACAAAAACCAGTCAAAATGGTGACATGATCTATAACAGTACTACAAACCAATATGAAGTTTATGAAAATGGTACGTGGAGATCTTTAGGAACAGATCAAGATGTTGCAGACCAAGTGGCGGCTTTAGTAGACAGTGCACCTACTACATTAGATACACTAAACGAACTAGCGGCGGCATTGGGAGATGATCCTAACTTTGCCACAACTGTTACTAATAACATTGCAACTAAATGGACACAAGATAATACTAAGATTAGTAATTGGGACACATCTTATACTTATTCACAAATTGGGCATGTTCCACTTGCTGGCGGAACTATGACAGGATTGCTTACACTGAGTGGTAATCCAACGACGAACTTGCAAGCCGCAACCAAACAGTATGTTGATACACAACTCGCAGGAGCAGGAGGCGGTGGTACTAGTATTGAAACTAGGCAAGTAATCAGTGGCAGTACTACTTACACAGCTTTGGTAGCTGGAACGTACAAGATTTTAGCTATTGGTAATGGTGGCAGTTTAGGAGGTGGCTCCGGTGGTGTTGCATACAGTTCGGTTTCTCTAACAGCAGGGCAAACAATCACTGTTAGTAATTCTTCAGGAACTTTTACTGTTACCTCGAGTGTTTCTGGATTTACAACGATGGTGGCTAATGCTGGAACAAATGGAGCAGGTGGCAGTGGCGGTACATCTTCGGGCGGTAATATTTTGAATTTGACTGGTGCTACTGGTTTAGCTGGTTTAGATGCCCCAGATACTTATGGAATAACACTTTGGCTAATCCAGAACATAGGTGTAGGTAATACAGGCAGAGGTACCAATGGTTCTAGTACAAGAGCCGGCAGCGTTTATATATTCGGTTCAATAGGGGAATAACAAATGAGCGAAAAATATTATACACTAGGAACACATACTACTGATCAATGGGCCGAACTACATGCCGAACTTATTGCAGACGGAAATATATATGCCAGTGTACCAAGTAGAGAAGTTACAGTAGAAGACGAAAAACTACACAGCCCAACACGTGGTAGTTACTTGCTTACACTAGAAGAAGCAACTGAATTACAAAGTGATGAACGTGTAAAGTTTATTAACGAAAGTCCAGAAAAATATCCTGAAACATACATGCCACCTTGGGAAGAATTACATTGTGCAACCAACAATACACTAACTGACAGATGGCCAAATGCATACAACAACTATCAAATGTGGACTGTTGGTAGTGGTAGTGTACAAAGTAATTTTAGTAACGCTGAACCTACAATAAATCGTACAACTGCTTTGTATAGAATGCAAACAAAACAAAATCCTTGGAAAACTGCGACAATAAATGAAAATGTTGCTATCAGTAGTAAAGTACAACAAGTTGGTGCAGGTGAGAATGTTGATATTATTTGTGCTGACAACGCTAGTTGGATTGGACATACAGAATTTATTAATAGTGGAGTTACTAATGCAGTAAATCCAGCAGACTATGTAGGCGGAAATGTACTTCCTGGAAATGGTATCTGTGATTGTTTAGACTTAGTATTAGACTCTCCTTATTATATTGATCCGGATTGGTTTGATGCCGACCCAACAAACAGACTGATGACACGTTGGGATGGCACAACTGTTCCTGTAGAAAGTGTTGCACGTAGTTGGTGGCAAAATAGTAGTCAACGTAGCGCAAGTTTAGCAGTATTCGGTAATATACCAGTAAGTGATAATTATACTAGAGATAGAGCCAATGGTAGTAATGCAACGTTCCCTACTACTGGTACACACGGAACACAGTG